AACCAACCTCAAGTACTTTGCAGCTCTCTCTAGAGGTAGCCGCGATATCGGCAGGATCGGTGTGACCCCACGCTACAGAGGCAAGCAGGGGGTCGTCCTCGTTACTAATCCACTCCTCGACCTGGTCGCGCACAAACTGTCTATAATCTTCTGCTGCGTTGCCAGACAGGTCGGGCTCCTCAACCTCCCACAGGCGGTGTTCGTAGCCGGTGTCCTCGAAATAATACAGCTTGCTTGCCTCCGGGTCACGCACCAGAGCGGCGCGGAGATTGTTAAACTGATAAGTATGCTGGCGTTCTTCGGTCAGGACACTCCAGTCTTCGCCAAAATCAACGCCGTAAAAATCGTTAATGTTTGCTTCTTTCATTTCATACTCCTTCGCATACCGTTAATTTTTTCTCCTCTATCATGTGGAGCACCTCAGCTTTGAATTGCCCGAACAATTCGTCACTGGTTGGGAAGAGCTCTAGCTTGAGCTCTTCTCGCGCCATCTCGATGATTGTGAGGATATCCTCACAATCCTTGCTTTTGTTTTCATTCAGCATCATCACTCCGTGGATGTGCCCTGAGAGAATGTTTAATTCTCTCATTCTTTCAATTTTTTTCACTTGCCTTTTCGTCCTCATTCTTCTTCTCCTGTAATTAAGATACGTATAGTATAGCACAGGATTGCCAGTATTGGCACATCTACCCGCCCACCTTGGAAACCGGCGGTCGCAAAAGGTAGTAACCACCTCCCCCGAATATGACCCCCAAAATCAAGTAATTTACCACCACATGCCCGGCGCTCACACCTCGAACAGAGAAAAACCCTTGAACGACCCGCCCCTAACACCTATACTAAAGAACAGATGAAAAGCGAACACCTAACAGCAGTAGACGCTCGCCTGCGGGGGTCCTTAACCGAGAAGGCCCTGGACAAGCTCGACGAAGCTCTGGACACCGCGGACGGCGAAAAGCTGGCAAACATCTGCTTCAAGATCCTGCACCACGCCGGAGTGAAAAACGCCGAACGGGAACAAACCCCTTTGCTGGCCCGCCAGGAGGGCGCCCAGATAGCGGCCGCCTCGATAACCGGCCTCCTGCAAGGCATGCGAGACATGTTCTCCGGCGAGAAGGAACCAGCGGCGCGGGCGCCGAAAAAGACAACCGCGCTTTCGGACAAACTCCTCACCTATGGGGAAAGGCAAAACGAGCAAGAACCGAAAGAACCCGAAGAGCTTGCCCTACACGAGCAAAGCCGGACAGACACCGTTCTCGATCAGGACACCCTCGAAGAGCTCTTCGGCGGCGAGGGGCCCGACTGATGATAAAAAAACCAAAGAAAAAGAAGCCGGCAGCGCCCGGGTATCCCGCCTTATGGATCAACCCGCGCTACTCAGCACCGAGAGAACAGTTCTCCGACCGGAGCTAGACCAATGGAAAAACCACAAAGCGGTGACCCAATTGTCCCAACCCGAGCAAACAAACCCGAACAGCTAAACATCTATGAAGATATTACCGTGCCGGGCTCTTGGGTCTACGAGATGGCCAAGCGGGACAACATCGGCACCGCCTACTGCCCCTACTGTCAAGTCACTGTCGGCCCGAAGCGCTCCGTCGACGGCGTTACGTACTGCCCGCTGTGCTACGAGGAGATCTATGCCGGTAGTGATTGAAAACACCGACTGCGCCTACGTCTCCCCGTGCGCCGAGGACTACCCCGTCCTCGCCCATCCCCAAGCGCCGATATTCGGCGACGACTCCGAAGAGTTCGATCCCAACGAGTTCCCCTTGGTCATCGACCACCTTATCGCGGAGATCAGCTCGGAGAACTTTCAAGCTACTGAAGCCGTTCGTGAACTCCTTCGCCAGCTCGGCTTCGTGAACCTCTGGTTCTTCTTAAAGTATATTGCCGGGTCTATGGGCACCTATGACCGCCTGAACAAAGACCTACACCGGGAGATGTGCAACTTCCGCCAGTCCCCGTACGCTATGGCCCCAGGGGCCCGCGCCTCAGGATGGCTCCCTCGCGGCCACTGCAAGAGCCGGGTCTGGACGCACGGCGCGTCTTTATGGGAGATAATCAGGAATCCTAACATCCGGATCAGGATTGTTAACGCGGTCGTCGACAAAGCCGAACAATTTGTCCAGGTTGTCTTAAACAATCTTAAGTTCAATGAGTTGCTTCTCTGGCTATATCCCGAGTATGCTATTCCTCGAGGCCAGGCCAAAGTTGTCGTTCCCTGCCGCCAGTATGCTCCGGAGCCGAACCTCAAAGCAGGAGGCGCTACGGCCGCCGCCGAGGGCGACCACCACGACCTGCTCATCATTGATGACCTTATCGGCGTAGACGACCTCGACATAGAGCGGGCGGGAAACATCAACATGGAGCGTAAGAACCGGTGGTGGGACACCAACACGCTGGCCTTACTTGATGATATAGGTAACTCGAGGATCTTCGTGCCGACAACTCTCTATACGATTGACGATCCCTATCATAAGTATATTATGACCTCAATGCGTCTTCTCGTAGGCTACCAGGATCCCGATTACCTTGAGAAAGTTGCGCCTGACGGCGAGTGGGCAGTCTACTATCGGCAGATACTTGAGCACGGCGAGCCGATCTTCCCGGAGAGCTTTCCCAAAGAAAAAGTTATTCAATTGCTCTCTTCGCGCGATGACTGGACGAAGATGAGTCAATATTATAATAAGCCGCAAAAGGCCGGTTCCGTTGAGTTCATCGACTATGAGATCAAGCGGTGTCACCTGTTTAAAGATAAGGACGGGCGGCTTATCGTCTCACGCGAGGGAGACCCGGCCAAAGACGAGCCCGAGACCATGTACTTAGATCTCGCCGACCTGGATGTCTGCGGCGCCTTTGATCCCGCCTACACCGACAAGGGGATCTCGGCGAAGACCTCGCGGACGGCCATCTGTTTTTGGGCCATGGACTGGGACGAGAACGTGTATCTTCTGTGGGGCACCGCCGAGTACCTTAATATTATCGAGGCGAGAAAGCGCGTTCTCGAAGGCGCGTCAGGGCTCGAAGGCTATGTCCGGTTGTTCGGTATGGAGGCGAACGGGCCGCAGAAAGGTCAGGTTTTAGACCTTGAAGATACGGCGATCAGGAATGGGGTCTATCTGCCCCTGCTCGCCTTGCCCACCGGCGGCGACAAGGTGGCGCGGATTCGACAGGGCGTGGGCCGGTTCCTCATTAGTGAGCGTGTCTATGCCACGCCGCAGGCGCAGCAGTTTCTCCAGGAGGAGAAAGACCTGTTCCCGCAGAGCAAGTACCGGATGGACTTCCTCGACGCGACGGAGCGGGCGTTCTCTATTTTGGAGCGGCCCTTGACCCCATATGAGCGCGAGGAGGGTCTTGTCCGAGAAGAAGTATTAGCTGATGATTTTACAAGGAATGGTACTACCGGGTATTAAGGGAACCGGCCCCGAAGGGGCCAGGTTCCTCTTCCCCTTTTCTTCGCCGTCGATGCGCGCAGCGCATCAAGGCTATGCGTGTAGTGTATCAGGTTATGGAGGTAATGTCAAATGATTGTTGAATTGGATCAGAATCAAGAAACCGAGCTTATTGAATATTTGTGTACGGAGGCCGAGGCCGCTGAGTCTGAGCGGGGCGGGAAGAAACAGAAGTGGGCCAAGTGGCGGAGGCAGCGGGAAGTCCAGCCCGAACATGACGTGAAGACGTATCCCCTGGGGGATGATTCGAGTAATGTGAGTGTTCCGCTGGCTGCTATCAATGCGAATACGGCGTTTGGCCATCTTATTTCGACGTTTAATGTGAGACGGCCGTTTTGGACGATTGAGGCGCAGCGGGATGATCCCCAGGAGCGGGAGCTGGCGAAGTTCGGGACGAAGTATATGAATATGCTGGCGAAGTCTGAGAGTGATTTGGACTTTAAAAAGAGGAGACGGGTTATCTTAAATGAGACTGGAGTTATGGGTCATACATTCGTCAAGGTATTATGGACTGAGCATCGAAACTGGTATAAAGATAATGCCGTTGAAAGTGGGCCCGGAGATGAGGGGGTGTCACAGCTCTTCGAGAGCGTTACACATGTTGGGCCTGAAATTATTTCTATGCCGCTTGAGAACTTTCTCTATAGGGAGGCGTTCCAGGACATACAGAGGGCCCCGTGGGTCGCTCACATTGTACCGAAGGCGCGGCACGAGCTTGAGGATTCAATGGCTGGGGAATGGCCCCACTATGAGAATGTTGAGCAGGTTCTAGCGCATGCTGACGATAATCCGCAGGACTATCAGCAGGAGATTGATCGAAGACGGGGTGTGAGTCAGCGAGGAATTGAGCGGTTCTTACTGCATGAGTTTTGGGTCTATTATGATGCTGACGGTGATGGGATCGCCGAGGATCTCGTTATTACTGTGCATCTGAAGTCGAGACAGATCCTTAAAGCCAGGTATAATTCGCTGGGGTATCGGCCCTTTGTTAATTTTGTTCATTTGTTGAGGCCGTTCTATATGGACGGTATGGGCACCGGGTGGATGTCTGAGCAGATGCAGGACGAAGTGGATACAGGGCATAATCTACGGTGGGACAACCAGAAGCAGGCAGTTAACCGGATGTGGGCCGTGAGAAGGAACTCAGGGATTACCGGCAATGAGCGGATCTTTCCTGGGAAGATGTTTATGGTCTCGGATCCCGGACGGGACATTGTGCCGTTGGCACAGCCGGATGTGACACAGAGTACGTTTACCTCGGAGAATATGAGTATCATGTACGCGCAGAAGGCGAACGCTCTGCCTGATGTCATGGCCGGATTTGCTAATCAGGTTCTAAAGACGAGAGACTCGGTTGGGGGCCAGCAGATGAGGCTCCAGCAGAGCCAGGGGGTCTTCTCGGCGATTACTGAGGGGATCACGGAGAGCTTTTCTCGAGTCGGGCGGCTCGTGTTTATGAGTCTTGTGCAGAACAGAGAGGCAGTGCTTGAGCGGGAGCAGAAGTTGCAGCGGCTTACGGAGAAAGAGCTGAAGTTGCTTGATGAGCTCCTTCTTATTCCGCCGAACGAAGTGTATGACCGGCTGACCTTCTCGGTGCAGACGACTGATATTGAAAAGACGTATGAATCGAGACGGCAGAATATGCTCTCTCTGACGCAACTGTATTCGATGTTCTTAAAAGAGACTACTCCGCTCGCGATGCAGTTGTTTGGGCCGAAGGGCCAGCAGATGAAACAGCAGGCACCTGAGCTGTATGATCATCTGATGCAGGTCTATACCGGGAGCTGTCGGCTTATGGAGAAGATCTTTGAGTTCTTTAATGAGGAAGATACACAAGATTATATTCCTGATTATGAACGGCAAGAAGCTATCTGGGAATATCAGATGGCAATGATGAACCAATTGCGCCAGATGCAGATGATGCGGGCGCAGCAAGGAGGCAATCGTGGCACTAGTATACCCGCGGGAGTACAACAGCCTGGCACCCCAGGAGCGACAAGCGGTGCGCAAGGAGCTGGAGGAGCAGCAGGAGAGCCTACAGGCCCTGCTCAGGAGCAAGGGATGGCAGGCGAGAACCAGTATCTTTAATGAGATAATGGGCTATTACTCGGATCAGTTGTTTTCCGAGAAGAATTATGAAGAGATGCTCAGAGCACAAGGGGCCTGCGCGGCCCTTGTCGCTTTGCAGAATCGTATTGTTGAGGCTACAGAGGAGAAAATCTATGAAGAATAAGAGTGTATGTGATGAAATGACGCTCCAGTGGTTCGGGGATCCTCAGTTCGAGGAGCCCGAGGACGAGAGCGATTTCGAGTTTGTGAATGAGTCGGATATTGCCGAACCGGATCCCGATGAAGGTCTTCCTGACGATGTGAAGAAACTGTCGAAGGCTGAGCTGTATCGACAGATGCAGGAAGTGCAGAAACAGGCTGATTCTGTGAGTGCCTTGAAGGAGGGGCTCGAGGGACTGTCTACAAAGTTGCAACGCCAGGGGCAACCGGTTAACGCGCAGCAGGTTCCTCAGCAGCAGGCCGGGGAGTCTGATGAGGAGTTCTGGAAACGGGTCAGTGCTGATATTTGGTCTGAGAACCCTGGCGGGGTTATTCGGGACGCTGTGCAGCGGGAGCTCTCGAAGGTCACGCAGAATATCGGGAGTTCTTTGGTGGAGAACCGGAAGATGATGCTCAGGAATGACTCTGATAAGGGTGAGTATTATAAGCGGTATGAGGATGAGATCAATCAGGTTATTGGTTCGGTCACGCCTGATGTGAGGACGAATCCCCAGGTTGTTGACTACGCGTATCAAGAGGTTATGCGAAGGCACTCGGACGATATTGTCGAGGAGAAGGCGTCGAAGAAAGTAGATGAGCTTGTTCAGGATCGGGTCAAGGCCGAACTTGCGAAGTATGGGATCGACCCGGAAACCGGGCCGACGAAAAAACAGAATAGAGGCACGCGGGGTATGGGACTCGAATCTTCCTCGGGGCAACCGGCACAGCGCTCGACAAAGCCCCGTGTGGTAATCACGGATGATATTAGACGGCGGGCCGCTATTAAAGGGTTACCACCTGAGAAGCTTGCTGAAGTTGAAATGAGGAGGAACAAATAATGGCAAAAGCTAAGAATATTGAAGAGGTTAAAGAGGTCAAAGAGGAGAAACGTGTCGAACCGGTGGAAAATACACCCCTAAAAGGTAAGGATGTTACTGTTACCTCTTTTAATACTGCCGAGGAGGTAGTAGACTGGGATCAACAAGGCGCGAATCTGTTGTTTGACGATCAGCAGTTTCTCCAGCTTGAAGATACGGTCGTATCGAAACTTGGATACTATAATAAGCGGGCGTATTTTCTTGCCGAGGCTGCAATAGAACAGAGAAGGAAGTTTGAAGAGTCCGGAGGGACTCGCGGCGGGCCAAGGATAGAGGTATTCGACCCACTCGATGGAGGGGCCAGGAAGAAGATTACTATCAAGGATCAAGATAAGGGCAGCCATGTGACCTTTGTACGGCCGGATCAAGAGGCCAGTTATAAAGGGGCAGGCTATACCAATGTTACTGATCCTGACAGGGTGCCTGGAGCGAGGACAAATGCGAGCGGGAAGCTTGTTGTCAAGGATCGGGCGGCGAAAGAGGTTGATTTGATTCCAATGGAGACCCCGGTCAAGAACTATAAGCGGGTCGCGGACGCTCCTGGGAAACTTTCTCGGGCACGGCTGCGAAAGACGAAGGACGATTATCGGGACTTTGTGATTGAAAAGGGGCGGAGAACGTCAGGCAGACAGATCGTGCAGCCGACTGAAGACGGCAAAGTAATGGAGGGCTAACATGCCTAAGAGTGAATTAAGAGATTCGAGAGGACGACTTATTGGCCGGGGTCTTTCACATCGGGGCGGGATGGTAAAACCATTAGAGGTTACGCAGCCTGTTGTTGAGGTGAAGGAAGCACCGAAGGTTAAGAAGTCGGGCTCGAAGTAATGGAGGGAGATCGTGGCTAATACTGACAATCCACATGGATTTAAGTTCGAAAAACGGTTGTCCGGTAACTCGATGCCTCTCTGGGAAGGGAAGACGACCTCAAACGTAGACATTACGGCTGGGGATGCCCTGACGAGAGACAGCAATGGACGGATAACCACAGCGACATCGGCAGACTCGTCTGTTCTTGGTGTTGCTGCTGAGGCTGTGACTGGTGTGGCCGCCACTCCTGGTGAAGTTCTATTCTACCCGGCTATTGAGGACGCTGTGTTCTCAGGTCAGCTCGATAGTGGATATGCCGCTTCGGCGGACTATTATGGGTACTTGTTCAAAGGGGTATCGCTCATTGCGACTTCTTCGGGCAATATGGAGCTTGACGGGAGTTTCGGTACGAACTCACAAGCACAGATTATTGGTTTCAAAGATGGGACTGAATTGGCGACCTACGCCGAAGTCCTCTTTGTTTGGGCTAAGAGCGCCTTCGCTGGCGAAGCGTACACTGCTTAAGGAGGTTAGATTATGCCTGGTGTTGCGGTTACTGGTGGTTTTAGTCAACTTCTAAGCAAAGATTACGAAGAGGTTCTCTATGATTCGTATACTCGTCAGGCTGAGGAGTATTCGATCATTGCGAAGGTGACTAACGCAGAGACGAATTATGTCAATAAGGGGCAGATCAACGGGTTCGGTGCCCTTCAGGAAGTAAATGAAGGTGGGCCGACTCCTTACGAGACCCCTGAACAGGGAAACACGAAGAAAGTGTATTTTTCGAACTTTCGGCTCGGTTTCCAGATCACACGGAATATGTGGGATGATGACCTTACGGGGCATCTCCGTGATATTCCGGCGCAATTGGGTAAGAGCGCCGCGTATACGAGAGAACTCGAGTTCGCGGACATGCTCAATAACGCGTTTAATACGACCTATCGGTCTGGACTTGATGGCAAGGCACTATGTGCAAGCGATCATGTGCTTATCGATGGGGGTTCGGCGGACAACAAGATTGACGCCGCGCTCTCGCAGACTTCTCTGGAATCTGCGCTGGATCTTTTCGAAGGAATGGTCAATGAGAAGAGTATTCCTATTAAGATGGTTCCTAAGTACTTGGTTATTCCGTATCAGTTGCGATGGGTAGCCAAGGAGATCCTCGGGAGCGAGTATAAGCCATATACGGCTGACAACGAAGTAAACACGCTCTATGATCAGGGGCTCCAGGTGGTGGTCAACCACTACCTTACCTCGTCAATTGCGTGGTTCGTAACAACTGATCCAATGGATCACGACCTTGAGTTTGTCTGGAGAAAAACTCTGGAGTTTGACTCACATGACGATTTCAATACCAAGAACGCGATGTTCGATGCCTCGATGAGGCTGACAACCGATTTTTGGGACTGGCGTGGTGTGGTCGGATCCGACGGAGCGTAAGGAGGTACGATTATGGCACGACCTGATCCGACTCCTGCACATTTGTTCGGTGGAACGAATATGCGGTTCTTCATCTGTCCTGGGCCGACGACTTCGACGGTCACGGTATCAGCGGCAGGGTGGACACCAAGTCCGGACGATCAACTCAAGCAGTGTGTTGCTTATCTTAATTCTGCGGCTACTGTCACAACTGTTATTGATCTTATTTCTTCCGGAGCTGAGCTCTCCACAGGGATCTTGAAGGTCTCGGGGAACTCGACCGATTATTCGGGGTATACCGTCCAAGGATGGGCCGCCGATA